GCCCGTCGAGGACGCAGCGCCATAGTTGCCCGTCGAGGACGCAGCGCCTTGGTGGCCCGTCGAGGACGCAGCGCCATAGTCGCCCGTCGAGGACGCAGCGCCACGGGTGCCCGTCGAGGACGCAGCGCCACGGGTGCCCGTCGAGGACGCAGCGCCACGGGTGCCCGTCGAGGACGCAGCGCCTTGGTAGCCCGTCGCCGTCTCACCTTCGACGGTAGCGCGCGACCACACATAGCCCCATGCGCGCTTGACGAGATCGGAGATCGACAACTCGACCTCGATGCTGATCTTCGCCGCGGCGATCTTGGTGTCGGGTGTCTCCTTATCGCAGATGGTTCCGGAGAGTTTCACCTCAGCGTACCGGGACTGGCCCGGAGCGTAGAACCCGAACACCGAGAGAGGGTGCTTGCAGGCGTGAAACCCGCTGTCGCAGGACTTCACCGGGCCGACATGCTCATACGACTTTCCGACCTCGAACTGGTAGCCACGACACGTCCAATCCTTGTTGAAGCCCTTATAGGCAACAACGGCATTCTCTGAGGCGGTGACCGTGGCGGGGCTCTCACCCGCCGCGACTTGCTTTTTCGCGCGCGCCATCTGGATCACGCCGCGATGGTTTCGCCGAAAACAACGGTCGGCTTCACGCGAAGCGTCGTTGTTTCGGTCACGCGCTCATACTGCTTGACGATTTCCTCGCCGAGCGCGGCGCGAATGGCCTTGTCGTCATAGGTCGTGCGGGCAGACGCCGCGAGCGTCACCGTCCAGCGGTCACCTTCGACGCGCTCATCACCGCGCTTTTTCAGCTCGTCCTTGAGCGCGTCCTTGTGCTCCGTGAGCGCCTTGATGCGCGCATCGGTATCGCCGAGATCGTCCGCGATCTGCCGGCTCGAAAGGTTGTGGAACTTTGACATTGGCTGCTCTCCATCGCCGTTGATGGAGAGATTGATACGCTATGTAGCAATGCGCGTCAATGCTGATTTCTACAAAATGTAGCATTCAATGTCGGGTCGGATGATTGACCCAATTTGCCAAATTAAAGTTTAAGCTTGCACGAAGTTAGAAATTTTCCATAGTACTCAGACAGATCTGAAACGTCAAATGAAGACTCTGTTTCCCCAAAAATCGGATTTTGAGTCCTGAACAATAGCGTCCGCTTATTTGCGGATGATTTTAAAAAGGATAACACTTGTCCTTTTGACCACAAGCCTATGCCAGTACTGTCTTCAGAAGCAATCCAGCCTGCGCTTGAAACGGGCTTATCTTTATCAAAGCGATACTGGACCAAATTTTTATTTCTGCCGGCCGTAAGCCAGTCTGGAACAAAATATATAACGGCTGGCTTGCCAGCTTCGCATCTAAAAAGGAGGACGGCCACCGGCGCGCGTTGCTCAGCTCTTCGCTGCGGTCGCAAGATAGTTTCCTGGGCTTTGCGGCTGATTCCAACCGTCTCTACGCCGGTGATTCGATCTTTTTCATTGAATTCCGTCCACGCCGCAACCGGGCTCGCCAACAAGAGAGCAAAAGAGGAAGCAAAAAAAAATCTCATATTGGAGCCCACCTTCCTATCACAAGACCGACGATCTCAACGGTAGTGCCGTCATCTTCATGTAACCCGCCATTGCCCTTCACGCGTATCGGCTCCTGAAATCTGGTGTCGGTTGATTCAGGCCACAGCTCATAGTCACCGTTCACAACCTTCAGCCGCTTTACGGTTCTCTCTATTGTTGGCCCTCGCCTTCGCTCAACCACTACATAGTCACCATCGATGCGCGATGACCTTGCGCTACCGTATGGGACGCAGACCACATAATCGCCGGACCTCATGCCAGCGCGATCCATTGAAGGGCCGGCTATCCTGTACGCAAACTGTTCAAACGATCGCCAACGGCCTGGGGCGGCAGGCACGGGCTCAAAGGCTGAGCCATCAAAATCTTCAAACTCTTGCCACATGCCGGCCTGTGCCATCCCCCGCACAGACACAACATCGACTGGCAAGGGGCCGGCAATGGGCGCAGAGGCTGGCGCGTCCATCTGGCCGTCGCCTGTCAGCAACCACGCGGCGGACACCCCAAAACGACGACCGTATCGCCTAGCGCTATCAATCTTGAACCCGCGCGCACCTGGTTGGCCCGCGCGTTCGTGCGCGTTGTAAGTGGATACTGATACGCCAAGCGCGATCGCCGCCTCTCGAGCGGATGAAAACCCAGCTCTTCCACGCGCAAATGCCAATCTTTCGCCCGGTGTCCTCATGTCCACACCGGTAGCATTTGAATTGCTACAATAGGTGTTGACTTGATGTGCTACATAAGGTAGTACTTCGCTCATGATGACCGTAACTGACATCTTCACCTTGTGGCCCAGTGTTAGCGACTTAGCTCGCGACTTGGGCTTGAAACGCGAGAGCCACGGCACGCTCATGAAGCATCGCGGGTCGATTCCCGTAGGCTATTGGCCGCGCCTTCTTGATGCTGCCGCCCGCCGTGGAATTCAGGGGCTTTCGTACGACGTGCTGGTCGCCGCTCATGCTGGTGCCCCCCCCCTCGCGAATGATGACATGGCCGCTGCCTCCGATGTGAAGGCAGAAGGCGAGCACAACCTCGGTTGCAACAATCATAAACGCGCGGTGAATTTCTGATGACTCGCCCCAGCTACAAGCCCAACAAGCGTGTGCCGGATGGCACCACGAAAGCGGTTCTCGCCTGCCTTTACAGCGATGCGGGCGGCGTCGAGAGCGTGGCCTTCGTCCTCGGTCTTGGGGCGGCGCGGGTTTACCAGCTTCGCGACGAAGGCACGCTGACGCTGGATGACGCGGCGCGGCTGACGCTCGCCTCCGGCTCGACCAGCGCGGCGGAATATCTTGCGACGCTCGCGGGCGGAACATTCGTCCCCGAAAGCCCGGTCGATGACGATGTGGCTTCACTAGTCTCAAGCTACGCCGAGCGCAGCGGGGACGTTCTGGCGAAGGCGGTCTTCGCACTTCGCGATGGCGAGATTTGCGCCGCCGAATGGGGTCCGCTCGCCAGCGATATCGATGGCGCGATCCGCGTTCTTGTCGCGGCGCGCAAGCTGATCAGCGGCGGGAGGCGGTCATGAACGAAGACGCCTGCACATATGAGATTGTCCGTGAGGCGATGCCGCCCGTCATCGTCGGCGCTCGCGCTGTTGGGGACGATGGCCGCGCAATCGTCGCATTGATGAATGCCGGCTTTCGCACGGCGGATATCGCGATCCATCTCGATTGGGTGATGAATCAGGCGCGGAGAATGCGGGAGGCGCTGGCATGCTGAGCATCACGCTTCCCCTTCCGCCCTCGACCAATCGCATATGGCGTGTCGCGCGCGGTCGCGTTCATCGATCCGCCGAGTATCTCGACTGGATTGACCTTGCCGCCCGCGCGCTTCGCGATGCCGGTGTGACGGGCGCGAAAGTCGTCGGGCGGTACGCGCTTCAGCTTTTCATCCCGGCGAAGGATCGCGCCGACGCCGACAATCGGCTGAAGGCGACATGCGATTTGCTGGTGAAGCAGGGCCTTGTCCCTGACGATCGATTTCTTGAATGGGCGCTGGTGCAGCGCTCGAGCGCCGTCAGCGCCGGGCTGTGCCGCGTTCATGTGTTCGAGGTTGCTGATCTCCATGCCTTTGCGCCTGGGGAAAAGCGGCCGGAGGTGGCCCTGCCGGTTCAAGCCCTCCCTGGTGCCGGCAGGGCCATCGACGCCGCGCCGAGTTGATTTCCGTGGCGGGTGGATACCGCGCTCGCGCGGAACAGCCGGCCCGCTCTCCCCGGTCCACCCGCCCGGACCCTTTCGGAGAGAGCGACGGCAAAAAGAGAGAGCGAAGATGCAAAAGCTGCAAGACAAGATCCGCGCCTTGCGCGCGGAACTGCCTCCGCGCGTGCTGATCTACGGCCCGCCCGGCATGGGCAAGACGACGCTCGCGAGCGAGTTCCCCGAACCGTTCTTCATCCAGGTCGAGGACGGCACGCCGGCAGGGCTTGAGCTTGTCGGGTCACAGCCGGCGACCTTCGACGAGATCATCGAGACGATTTCGCTCCTCTACGAAGAGGAGCACGGCTTTGCGTCGCTGGTGATCGACAGCCTCGACAAGATGCAGCCCCTGCTGTGGGACGCGGTTTGCCGGGACAACAACTGGCAGTCAATCGAGGCGCCGGGCTATGGCAAGGGCTACGTCGCGACCGAGTACCGCTGGCGTGAGCTGCTTGACGGCCTTCAGGCGCTTCGTCGCGATCGCGGCATGAACATCGTGCTCATCGCGCATTCGGACGTCGAGCGCTTCGACGATCCTACGAGCGTTTCGTACTCGCAATATCAGGTCCGGCTGCACAAGAGCGGCCGGAAGCTGGTGGAGGATGAAGTCGATGCGATCCTGCTTTTGAAGCAGGAGGCGACCGTCAAGGAGGAGGATCAGGGCTTCAACAAGAAGCGGGCGCACGCCGAGGGCGGGCAGACCCGGTTCATCTACTGCGAGGGGCGCCCCGCCTTCACGGCGAAGAACCGCTACGGCATGCCGGCGAAGATCGTTTACCGCCCCGGCGCCGGATATTCGGAAATCTCGAAGTTCTTCCCCGCCTCGGCCGACGCCGAGGCGACCAAAGCCGCTTGACCGAAGGAGATCAGCACATGGCAAGCCTTGGAAAATACAGCGGAGCAGCGCTCGTCGAATCGTCGAACGACTTCTCTCCCATTCCGGCAGGCGTTTACGACGTTGAGGTGATCGAGAGCGCCTTGGTGCCGACGAAGGCCGGCAACGGGACGATGCTCAAGCTTCAGCTTAAAGTCGTCGGGGCGCAATACGAAAACCGCCGGATCTTCGACCAGATCAATATCGAGAACGCCAATCCGCAGGCGCAGGAGATCGGGCAACGCCAGCTTTCGGACCTCGCCCGCGCCTGTGGCCTGACGGTTATTCCGGACGACTCCGATGCGTTCCACGGTATCCCGATCCGGGCGCGCGTGAAGATCAAGCAGGACCCGCAATATGGAGATAAAAACGAAGTCGCGCACTACCTCGAAGCCGATGGCAGTCCGCACCCGGCTTCGCAGCCGGCGCCTCGGCAACAGGCCGCGACCGCCGCGCCGCCCCGCGCGAACACGACGCCCGCCGCCGGCAATCGTCCTCCGCCTTCGTGGAAGAGGACGGCGTGACGATGGCGATCATCCCGGCCGTCCAATCGCTGACCTCGCGCGCCATAGACAGGGCGTGCGAGGCGGTTCTCTCGGAGGATCGCGAGCGCAGCGCTACGCTTCGTTGCTCATCCATCGGAGACCCATGCGACCGGCGCTTGTGGTACGCGCTGCGCTGGGCTCATGAGGAAGAGAAGCACGAAGGGCGCGTACTCCGCATATTCGACAATGGACACTCGCGCGAGGCGCGATTGATCGAGTTCCTCCGTGCCGCCGGAATAGTCGTTCATGACCGCGATCCCGCAACGGGCAATCAATGGCGGGTTTCGCTCGCGAATGGGGCTCTGACGGGGTCGTGCGACGGTATCGTCGAGAATGTTCCGGAGGCTCCGAAGACGCGGCACCTTCTTGAGATCAAGACGATGAAGGAGAGCCGGTATCGAGCGTGGCGCCGGCAAGGCGTGAGGGTCAGCGACCCGAGATATTGGGTGCAGATGCAGTGCTACATGCATGGCCTCGGCCTCACGCGGGCGCTGTTCCTCGTGGAGAATCAGGACACGCGGGAGATCGAGGTCGAGCGGATTGAGTATGACGCCGGCAATGCTCTGGTCATCGAGGCGCGAGCGGCGCGCATATTCGCAAGCGAGATGCCCCCCGCGAGATTGAGCGATGATCCGGGCTGGTATCAGTGCCGGTTCTGCCCTGCCAGCAAGATCTGTCACGGCGGCGAGTGGGTGCTGCGCAACTGCCGGACCTGCTATGCGGCAAGCTCGCTTCAAGCCGAGCCGTTTCATTGCGGTCGCACCGAGGCGCCGCTTTCTCTTGCCGAGCAGGCCGTGGGGTGCGGGGCGCACCTGTATTTCCCCTCGCTGGTGGAGGGTGAGGTTGTGAGTGCGGATCATGAACGGGGCGTCATCACGTACAAGCTCGCTAATGGCTTCGAGTTTGTCGACGGCGGATCTGAAGCGGCGGCGAGGTCAGAGTGATGTTCTCCATCCTCACCCACCTCGCCGCCGTCATCACCGGCACCTGCCTCGGCGTCGTCATTGCGGGGCTGCTCAGTGCGGCTCGCCCCGGCGATGACGAGCGCCACGAGCACAACCACGACTGGGGGGCGTGATGGCTGCCGCCGCCATCCTAAAAGGTGAAGCATGACCGAGCACGAGCAACTTGTGGAGCGGGTGGCGCACCCGATTGATGCAATCGTTGACCGCGCAAAAACTGCCGCCGCCAAAGCGAGCGCGCGATTTCCCCAGCCCAACTACATCGCCCTGAAAGTCGCGGAGGAAGCGGGGGAGGTTGTTCGCGGGTGCGTGCATTTCGCTGAGGGGCGAATGACATGGGAGGAGGTCGAGGGCGAAATCGTCCAACTGATCGCCATGCTGATCCGACTGGTGACTGAGGGCGACGAGATCAACGGTGTCTATCCACCAACGCGCCGCCTCGCCCCTCAACCCGGAGAACAAAAATGAAAAAGATACCCCAAATACTCGATCTAGTTTCTGGCCGCGCGCACTACATCGTGCGCGATATCGCCGGGCGGGGCCACGACGAATTTACAGTCGCGATCCTGACCCGCGAGGAAATAACGGCCGTGATGGACATCATCGACCGGGCGGCGATGCGGCACGAAAAATCGCGCGTGAGAAAGCGCATCGCGGAACTCGAGCGCGAGCTGGCCAGTCTGAAACGGGAGGGGCGCTGACATGCCGCGCGCCGCGCTTCAGCCGATGCCTGTTCGTGGGCTGCGTGCCGGGGATGCCGCGCGCTATATCGGCATGTCTGAGAGCAAATTCCGCGAGATGATCAGCACCCACCGCCTACCGGCCGGCTTTGCCGTCGATGGCATTCGCCTCTGGGATATCCGCGATCTCGACGATGCATTCGAGAGACTAAAGGGTGGACCAGACAATTCTCCAGAAAAGAATCCTGTTGACGATGGCTGGGACGGCGTTGCTCCATGAGCGATATGGATATCACCCTGAACTACCTGAGCGAGGAAAAATCACGACACGGGCGGATGCGCTACTATGCGCGGTGGAAGGGCAAGCGTGTCCGCCTCGTGGAGCGCCCCGGCTCCCCGGAGTTTCTAGAGGAATACCGCGCCGCTATCCGCAAGCTGCGCGAGGTCATGCCGACTCTTCCCGGCCCCGAGGTCGAAGAAAAGGGGGAGGCACCATTTGCTGCCAAATCCCTCGGGTGGCTGATCGAGCGCTACTTTGCCGAGAGCCCGGAATTCAAGACCCTGAACCCCATCGGCGTAAAACGCCGCCGCCGAATCCTTGAAGACCTGAAAGTCAAGCACGGTCGCCGTGGGATGATGATGACCACCGAGTCTATATCGGCCGGCGTCGCCAAGCGATCCACCACCCCCGGCGCGGCGAATGACTGGCTCAAAAGCGTAAAGGCGCTCTACTCATGGGCAGTTAAAGTCCGCATCGTTGCCTCGAACCCGGCCGATCCTCTCCGCAAGATCAAGGTCGCGACCGACGGTTTCCACATCTGGAGCGTTGCGGAGATCGCCGCTTTTGCGTCAAAGCACCCCAAGGGCACGCGGGCCTATCTCGCATTGATGCTGTTCCTGTTCACCGGGCTGCGCAGATCAGATGCCGCCAGCTTTGGCCGTCAGCATATCCGGGATGGAGTTGTGCGATTTCGCCCCGGCAAGACCAGCACGAAAACAGGCGCGGAGCTGATTACGTCGCTCGCATGGCCTCTGAAGCAAGCCATGGATGCGTGTCCGCCGCCGTCAGACAGCACCAGCATGGCGCTCTTGCTCAGCGGATGGAACAGAGGCTTCGCCAGCGGCAACGCTCTCGGTATGTGGTTCAAAGACCGATGCGACGAGGCGGGAATTCCCCACTGCACGCCGCACGGCCTTCGCAAGGCCGCAGCCTCGATCGCCGGAGATTCCGGCGCATCGGATCTCACGCTGGACGCAATGTTCGCGTGGTCAGAGAGCAGCGCCAACAACCAGTCCAGAGCCTATACCCGCAACGCGCGCAAGTTGAAGCTGGCGACCGAAGGATTCGATCTCGTAGCGGCCGCATTAGTCGGTGCCGGCGTCATCGCGCGGGAACAGACCGTGAGCAGCATTGTCGCACCAGGAGAGGGGATGTCGCACGGTGCGACAAAAACGATGTCTAAGTGA